TGCACCGCCAGAGAATAACCCCAACAATGCACCAAAAGCCTTGTAATTATTGACTTTACGGTGTTTATATTCATATTCAATCAATGATCGTATCTGGCGGTCAATCAATCTATCAAACTGACTGACTAAAATAACAGCATAACCATATTTACGATGTTGAGTAAAAAATGTACACCACTCTGTACGGTCTGCTTGATTCCATGAACGGGCATTGAATATTATCTGACATTCATCAATCACCAGAAGCGTCTGTTTTTCTATCATCTGCCCTTTGGAATTTGTCCGATGATGTTCTTTTGCGAATTGTAACAGATAGCCAACGGACAAATCCGAATTTTCACAACAGAAAAATTGACCGCACTTTTTCGTGCCGTAACCCTTTATCGCCTTTTCGTTAATGTCAAAATTTGCAATCACATTTTTACCACGCTGTAAATACTGGTAGATATCCTGTGCAACGTGCAGAGACTTACCACTCCCAGGAGTACCAGAATAAAAGTAAATCATAATTATCAACCTTTCCCAATTATTTTATTTAAAACACCTTTGCCGTGTTTATAGACATAGTATGCAGTCATACAGCCACACCAAGCTGTCAACATGCCTAAACAAGCTTTGAACGGTATAAACCAGTTCAAATACCCCATAACATTAGATAATGCTTGTACACCGTCTGACATGCTTGCAAACGGACTTTGTGGCAATACCTCTGCCAGTTTTAAAAGCAATTTACAAATTAGACTAATCATCGTCTTTTCCCCCTGTGATTCTAATAGTTAGATACATTAAACCCACCGCAAACGACACCGACAGAAATGCACGGCAGATTACAGAAACCGATTCAAAATCAGATAAATCAATATGTATACTATGCTCAACTCCAAGTTGCGGTATATTAACAGGAATATTAAATACAGGTGCTTGAGCTTCGGCAGAGAACAGAGCCAATATAGCCATTAAATCCCAAGGGATAGAAAACGGGAATACATCTTGTAAAGCGTCCGCTACTTCCGTAACGGCAGACTTCAAATTGTCCGCATAATCGTTTATTTTATCCCCAACCGTGTCCGCTAACAAATCCGCTACATCTCCTACAGCCTGTACCGCAATCAGAGTGCCTAACAGCCCCTTTATATCCTTTAGCAGTCCGTTAGTATCTGACATGTCAGCCGACAGCGTACCGCCCTCTTTAAGCGTTGCCACATCGTCCGCAATCTGTTTGATATATTCCGTAATCGTTTCAATACCTGTCACAGTACCGATTTTTTCCAGAATATCCCCCAAACGATTAAAGATTTTTTCTAACCATGTGTCACTTTCTCCGCTGTCTGTGCCAGATCCGCCGGAATCACCGCCGGAACTGCCCCCGCCAGTATCGCCACCAGTACCACCACCGCCAGAACTTCCACTATCATCCGTATCTGGTTTACTATCAATTTCCTGTTGTACTTTCTGCATTACATCATCAACAATCTTTTGATATTCTTCATCCGTTAAACTACTGCCTTTATCACTGACTGCCTGTGTAACATTATTATTAATCGTTGTATAGGTATCATGACTTGAATAATCATATACTTTATTAACCGTAGTAGAATAATCATTATTAACAATAATGTTCGATACATGATATATAGGTTGATATTTTCCAAGTAATAAATTTAAATATAATTCCGCACATGATTTATTTTTAAATACCTTACAATATGCACCAGTAACGCCCAGAAATTCATAATCTGAAGCATAGGAAGCTTTATAATCTGGAAAACTAAAATTACGAGTATACGAGGACATATCACTATAATCGTTATTATCATGTTGCAAGGTATAAAGTAATCGTAGACTATATTCCGTGTCCGTATTTTGTCCATCATATGTTAATAAATAAATGCTATCGTTAGTACGATACGGAAGGACAATTTTGTTTTTCAATGATTCGCAATTATCATTAAAAAAATAAAAGACATTGCTATAATCTTCATGATTATTAGAATTAACTCTACTTTTTTGATACCCAATAAATAAGTGCGAATTAGTCAAATAATCATTCAGATATAACTTATATGTGCCGTCTATTTTTTCAGACCTAGCATTGGCTTTATCTATATAATAATTAATATCAGTAGATAACGGTGCATACAAATAATATAAATCCAACGTAGCAACATTAGCACGAACATCATTTATAAAATCTTTTGTTAGTGTAATCTTACCAAGACCGAAATTAGTTGGATTTTTCGAACTAGCCTTAAAACTAATACCAGCACCGCCAAACTTTCTATTAGATGATGCAATAGAGTTACTAACTTTTGTTAGTTTATCCTGCAAATCCGCAGTAATGCCACCACCGCCAGAGATACCGCCAGGGATAGCCACACCTGCGGCTTTTGCTATACTTCCAATAAAATCGGGCAATGATGTTTTACTAAGAACAAGTCCATCATATTTATGTTGCTGGTCTTTTGCTGAAATAGCCGAAAAGGCATCATAATCAACTTTTCTACGTTCATCTTTTGATAATTTATCATAATCATCCTGCGCCGTTGTACTTTTAAATTTTAAAGTATAAGGTGCATCCGTAGCCGTTGCATTATACTTGATTGAAAAATAATCCTCCCAGTTCGTACTATTAGATGCATATACAGGAACAGCACTTGCAACCACAGACAAAAAACCAATAGCAACCGCCAAATATATACTTAATATCTTTTTTCGCATAAAAAAAATAGCACATACAAAAACGTGCTATTTTTTCTCATTTTTATCACCATGAAATACCCAATCGTTAAAGGCCTCACCCTCTGCTCTAACCTCACGACTAATTTCTAACCAATGTCTAAACGGTTTTGACAACAATTTTATAATCTTACTCCAAAACCAAAGAAACCCGATTCCCATATAGACAATAGCCATAACTTTTCCAATAATAATTAAAATATTCAATCAAATCACCTCTAAGCAATCATAGCACGCACTATTTAATTTGTAAATGCTTATATCTCCTTTCTAAATTTTAAAAGGGGTAACAGCCATATTGACCGTTACCCCTACAGAACTGTTGCTATTTTGCAACAGAACGGAAAAACTTGATTCCAAGTTTTACAGCAATGAATACTCCCGCAATACCCAGTGCAACAGGTAATGCTGTAGTAATCATGCTCATTGAGTCGGTCTGAATTGCTTTGATAGCAGTGTCAAACGCTGTTGTAATTCCAGAAGCGGATTCACTTAAAAGAGCCATACTGTTTTTTCTCCTTTCGAATATTAAATTATATTGAACAACGACAGGCATTTAGAAAAACCATACGTTATCACAATCAGCAAAGTAGCTAATGCAAACCCTGCTATCATTACTGACAGGAATGGTTGCATATTTTGAAGTATTACTTCTGTTTGAAATTCCACTATAATTTCCTCCAAACTATCCGAGCGAGTATAAATCCGTTCAGAAGCATCACACCGAAAGCTATAAACAAAAGCAAATAGGTCTGTTGCGTCTGTATATCAAGCATTTTCTGTTGATAGTCAGAATCAACAGTTGTTTCTGTAGTCTGCTCCTGTTCGGTCGGAGTCTGTTCTATGATTTCTTCTGATTCCACCGACAGGTCATCATTGGAAGTTTGAACATCTGTAACTGGTACTACTTTAATACCGCCAGTCGTGTTTTTATCAAAAACATAACGATAAATTGTATTCATTTTTAGTTCCCCTTTACAAACAAGGCGAACAGCTCAGAACGCTGTCGCCGTTCTGTTATTGTCTATTGTCCCGCCGATCTGTAAACCACAAATTGCATACAATTTGAAGTTGACAGACCTTGCGAGACTTGGGAAATTGTTCGCAAAATTCGGAAGCCTTGCGAAACCGTACAGGCTTTTTAATCGGCTAACCGAAAATACTACGCTTCCCTTACATCACGGATACGAAAGCTACCATACTGTGTGTTAAGTTCTCCAACGTAAATATAATCATGAAAACGCTCAACCGCACCAGACTGGCACAGATTATAAACATCCTCTGTACAGGAGATAGAACCGGCATCACCGTTGCAATCAATCGACATCTGATAATAGGTATTGCCGTTTTTTCCTGTGTTTGCTTTAGCATTAATATAAGTTCCGTTAAATTCTGTTGTGATTTTCATAATATCTTATTTTCCTTTCCTAATTCATAAACGTTACATTCGTATACATCATTATAGTTATGTAATGGGAAATCACAGCGCAAAGGAGCAGTGATAGCCCAAATAATAGCATCGTCCACCTGTTCAAATCCTCGAAACCTCATGTCATAATCATAATCTTCATTTTTTTCTTTTAATTTTTCAACGACAACATACATCAATATCACCTTTTAAAAGTAAGTAGCAAAGAGATAATAAGCATATGTAAAATCAATAGACTTTACATAACTGATTAAATCACCCATTGAAGCCATCGCTTTTTTACTCATATGCGGATTGGAAGAATGATAAAATACATCTGACAGTACAGATAACGCATCCTCAATTACTCTTTTTTGTTTTTCATCCAT